GGCCTCAACTGCGGCCCACACAGCGGCGATCGTCTGCCACACAGGGTTGGGCAACGGGTCGCCCCATTCGTTGCGGGCCTCCACGTAGCGGCCGATTTCGATGCGGTGGCGCATCGTGCTGACCTGAAATGCCATGGCCACGCACCCCCTTACGTCGCCCTGTAATCGGCCGACAGGGAGAGGTGTGCCTTGAGCATATCATAGGCCACCTGCAATCTCTCCACATTCGGGTGGTCCCACTCGAACTGAGCCCGGGCGTAGACGATGATAGCCCGCTTGATGAGTGGGTCGTTAGGGTCGTTGNCCCTCTCCTGGGACACGCCGCTCAAGACNAGATCNTGTCGGGCTGCATCAATCAGATCACTGATCTCTGTATCATGCTCTGTGCCATCGACCCGCAGGGCTGCCTTCACATCATCGATCAGAGCCATCGTCCGTCACCTCAGCGAAAGTGAGCGCCGGGCGCTGATTGGTGCCCGGCGCCACGTCCTTACTCAGCACCGTTCCCGCTACCGTTCCCGCTACCGTTCCCGCTCGGCTCGGCCTTCTTCTTAATGAGCACCACGCCGTTCGGGTCGGCAAGCTTACCATCGGCTATCATCGTGGCTTTGGAGATCCACTCGTCCGTGTTCTCGTCAAAGTAGCGACGGTACGTGATGGCCATGTTGGAGTTGACCATGTAGTCCTCCAACCGAACCAGAATGCCGANGACGTCACCGACATTGGCCTCATCGATGGACGGCAGCAGATCCTCGACCGCGATGACCTCCCGGCCCAAGAACCGCTCCTCGATAGAACCGTCCAGGCCGTAGTTCACACGGGCGACAGGCTGGCCGGTGCTGTCNACCATGCCGACGATGTGCTTGTGCCAGTCAGCATCGTTCAGGATGAGCACCATGCGGGACCGGTAGGACCGCGGCACCTTGGCGAATACGGCCGGCCAGGTGGTATATTCGCCGAACTCCGATGGCGCCAGGGAGATGGTTCGAGCCGGCGGCACGTCGTGTTTCACGATGCCCAGCGGCTGGCCGGTGCCGGTGCCGGTGCCCGAGATGATGGCCTNGTCCAGCGCCTTGACCATCGCCTCGGCGATGTTGTCGGCAATCGTCTGCTCGAAGATGGGCAGAGCTACTACCGACGCCACCAGTTCGACGGCCACGCGGACCTGCAACTTGTGATNGCTGAAGCTGATCGTGGTATTGACCGTCTTCTTCTGCTTGTCCGCGACCTGGCCGGCGGTAAGCCAAACGGCCGTCGGCTTAACAGTCGAAACGGGGATCTCTAGGCCACCCTGGATGCTGGTCTTGGTGACCCGCGACCAGATGCGACCAACTTCCTCCATCTTCTCCACGATCCTATTCAGAATCGTGGTCGGAATGACGGCACCGATGTCACCCGGCAGTGTCGTCTCGTCGGTCCGGAATTCGAGAATATCATTCTTGACGCCTCTGGTGACGTAGTCCATGAACGCCCGGCGGTACTCCATGGTGTCGTACCGGTCGACGGCACGGGGCTCCACAGTAGACTTCTGCACCGACGTGGAATCGATCACCCGGGCTTCGGNCGCCGTCCCGGCCTGGATNCTAGCCGCCACNTCCAGGCGCCGGCGCAGCTCCTTCTCCTCGTCGGCCAGCCCCTTCAGTTCCTTTTCCAACGCGTCCAAGTCNGCCTCTNCGTCATTCTCCAGCAGGCTACGAATCTCGGCCTTACGAGCCTCGATTTCCTGCAATCGCTTCCGCAAGTTCATGTTTTCACACTCCCTTACAAGTAGGTCTGGATGATCAGCTTGCGGCGCCTCTTCTCAGCCGCCTCCGCGGCCCGGCGCTCGGCATCCGCCTGCGCCTCGAACCAGCTCCGCGCGCTGATGTAGGTATCCTGGTACGCCGGGGTATCCACCGCCGAAACGTCCCAGATGCGCTTGAATCTCAAGATGCGGCGAGTCCTGGCGTCGCGGTCATACTCGTCCCTATCGACNGTAAANGCGAAGGACATNTTGTCCACGTCACCGCGACGGATCANTTCATACAAGTCCCGGCCCGCCGTCGTATTGGCCAGCTTCGCCCGCACAAGCAATCCCTGATCGTCGGGGATCAGCTCCAACGTCTTGTTCCGGGTCCGCGCCATGACCATGACGCTGTTTGAGTGATTGTACTTGAAGGGCACGTCCTTGAGGTCGGCGCCATCCAGTGCTCCGCGGGCAATAACCTCATAGTACCGGACACCGTCGACTTCAAACAAAACGGTTGGGCTCTCGTAGACGATGGCCCGACCCTCGACGATCATCTCNTNNGNNTCGCCCNCCGGCTCNATGGCCCGCAGCTCGGCCATGCGGATTTCCCGCTGGGGCCGTGCCGCCGCCCGCTCATTCCACTGGGCGAGGCAGACAGCATAGCGCTGTTTTTCATCCGGGAACTCGGACAGCATACTTTTGTCAACCATACACCGATTGATGAACTTGTCTTTATCCTCGCCCTCCCTAGGTTTCGGTAGTGGCATTATCTCCACCTCCTTCGACCGCTTCCAGGCCATCCAAGTCGTCTGTCTCGTCCACCGGCCGTGTGTCCAGCCTGCGAATCGGAACGTCCCCGCCAGGGACTGGAGGCAGATTGAAGACCTCCGCCAACTGATTCGGGGTCATAATGCCGCGGTCAACAAGCTGGACGAGCTCCAGCTTCGTTCTCACGCTGGCATACTGCAGCCGGTTTGCCTCGAACACGATCTCGTTGCCGTGGCCGATCTCTCGATTAGAAAAAAGCTTNGAGGTGAATTCCAANCTCATCTGNACGGCCAACGGCTCGATGGTGCTCTCGTAGAACGCATTCCACTGGTCCTCGGTGTAGTTGCCCATCACGATGTTTTCATTCACACCGAANTACCGGAATACNGCGTCCCGCAGCTCCTTCATTTGGGCNGCGTTNATCATCTTGGGCTCGGTGTTCAGCGGGATGTANTCGGCCTTCGCGTCCAGGGCCGCAATCCCACCGCTGTTGGACACCGTCAGGTACTCCTTAANGAACCGCTCGCGCTGGGCCTCGATGTCACTCTCCTTGAGCATACCTTGGAACTTGAGGATGCCGCGAAGCGCGGCGCTCGTCTTTACCGCCTGCGCCAACCCTTCATTCGTGGTGTGAATTGCAGACAGCGTNGCGTTGATAGGCCTATTCGGCTCACCNAACAGATCGTTGTTATANTAGTGCCGGCGCAAGTGAATGACATCGCTATAGGGCAACACCACCGTGCCGCCCTCCATGAAATAGAACTTCACATAGAGCGNCCCNGCGNTGTCCTCCAANAGCTCCGCCGACACACAGTTGACCGGNTACACAGCCACCAGACGCCCAGCCTCCCAGACAGGGTAGGCCCAGGCGTTGTTATCCATCATTAACGTCGTGACCAGCTTATACAGCAGGTCGTAGGCCGACATCCGCGGGTTAGGGCGGAGCGACAACACCCGCTCGATGTCGCTGTTCTTGACGTGGATGACCTCGCCATTGACACGGCGGATGTGTTTGGCCTTCAGCTTAGCTGCGTTGCGGGCAATGGCGTCCACCGCAGCACGGACAACGTCAGCCTCATATGGCCGCTCGCCCCAAGGCGTGAAAATGGGCGTATAGCCAGCCATGACTTTCACCTGAGTGAGCCCGGTGCGGCGGCCAAGGAAGCGTCCAAATAGCCGCTGCAACCAATTGCGCTGTTCCACCGGGTCACCTCCTTAAATGAGTGCGCGATAGTCCTCGAGTTTTTGCTGGAGCACCGTATAGGCGATAATCAGGGCCACCGCAGGGTCAATGCGCTGGCGCTTGTTCTGGCCCTTCACAGGCCGGATGTTCTCGTTTTTGTCCACCTCGACGGCCAGGTTCGTAAGTGCCCACAACAGCAGTGGGTTACGATTGTAGTTGATCCGCTTGGCTGCCAAGTCAGCCCGGAGCACCTTCATAGGCGCCGACAGCGTCTTGGCCCCCATGATTACCGGCAGCAAGTTCACCTTGTTCTGGTAGCCCAGTCGGGTCTCCATGTCCTCGACCCAGGCGGGCGAATTCCAACTGTCGTAGCCGATCCAATAGGTCGAAATGCCGTATTCGTCGCGAAGTCGCGCGAACCAGTCCGTGACGTACCGGTAATCAATCCGGTTGCCGGGGCACGGCGTAATCAGGCCCCGCTCGACCCACCGGTCGTAAGGAACCTTGTCCTCCTTAGCCCGCTGCTCGATGGTGTCGCCGGGCATAAAGCCCTGAACGAGCGCGTAGAGCTGACCGTCAGGACGCATGACCAAGATGGCCGCGGCCGTCAGGTCGGTAGTAGCCGACAGATCCACGCCACCGATGGCGTAGGTGTCCCGCAACATCTTCATGTCGAACGTGGCCTCGTTATTGGCCTCCTCATACGTCAGCCACGTGCCGGAGGATGTCTCACGGATGTTGAAATCCTTCGTGAGCACCGTCGGCAAGAAATTGGGGTCGTTCTTCGCCCTCTCCACGTTGGCCGCCAGATCCTCATAGCTCTTGATGGTACCCAGACCAGGGTTCGCCTTCTCCCAGGCCCGAAAGTCCGTCCACTCGGAGCGATCGTCCAGCTCATACAGGAANGCNANGAACCGCTCGTCNTCGACCACNCCNTCCAGCACCCGGCAAGCGTAGTCGTAGATGTCGTCGTAGATACACTCCCGGACGAAGCCGGCCGTGGTGATCATCGCGAGCAGGGGCTGCTCCCGGGCCGCCATCGACTGCTTCATCACGTCGTAGAGTTTGCGATCCTTGATCGCATGGAGCTCGTCGATGATCACGCAGTGGCTGTTCAAGCCATCCAGGCTGTTAGACTCGCTGGCCAGCGGCTCGAACTTCCCGAAAGCCACCGGAAAGTACAGATCCGTCTTGCGCTTCTTGAGATGCTTCCTCAACGCGGGTGACTGGCTGACCATGTTGACGGCTTCGGAAAAAACGATGCGCGCCTGGTCCCGTTTGGTATTGTGCGTCGCTATGAGCCTGTCGCCCGCTAAGAACAGGTGAGACGGACTATCCACCGCGATACAGCGCGCCGGCTTCGGTTCAACCTCCTCGACTGCCACGATCCAGCGATGCCGAGCCTTTGTACTCGACCCGTTGCGCTGGATCTGCCTCTCCCGCTTGCGGGAAAGATTGAACACCGGTGTGTCGTCGTACGCCTTGAACGAAACAATCCAGACGTCGCTGCGCCCGTTAGTTGGCGCCGAGCGAATGTGCGCTTTGAAACCCAGCCCAAGGACAAGTTCGTGCACATCCCTGGCTAGGCGCTCGCATACTGACACGAACCTGCACTCGCCAAACTTGGTGATGGTCCCATCCGAATCCATCAGCCCGCGGAGCAGGTCCATGCGCTGCTCAGCGCTGGCCCTCTTGTAAACGTCCGGGATATGCTTGTTCTCAAGCAGCCCCATTTGCCGCAGGGTTGTGCGAATGCCAAGAATGGTCCCGTATACGAGGTTGCGCTTGTACGAGTAGTGAGGGGAAAACTTGTACCCCCTCCTCTCGATCTCGCGGATGATCTCTAGATCGCCCTTGTCGATGGTGATAGCCCCTCTGTTATTGCGACCATCGCCCAGCCAAACGCCCAGAACGTATGGGTCGATGGGCAAGGGCTTCTGGTCAAACCGCAGAGGGGCAGCCACCTTGATCCGGTAACGCGGCCGGCCGTCGTAGGTCACGCTCCTGGCAATTTCCTCCGTGCTGACCGTAACAGTCTTGTACTTCTGCGACGCGTCCCTGCGAGGCTTATACCGCTTTTCGACGGTCCACAGGTGGTTATCGGTGGCGATCAGTTCGCTGCCATCGTCAAAGCGAACCCGATAAGTCTTCCTGAGCACGACGGGCGACAGGTACGTGACCGTCGTCGGCCTACCATCTTCAGCGAACACCTGGTCGCCC